GCCTGGTCACCATCGCCAAGGGCGGCACCGGTGCCACCACCGCGGCCGGTGCCCGCACCGCGCTGGGCACGGTCGGCAAGTACAGCGCGAACGTCGGCGCCCTGACCGGCGGGACGCCGCTGAACATCACCCACAACCTGAACACCGTCGACATCCTGGAGCCGTCGCTGAAGGAGATCTCGACGGGCGAGCTGGTGGGCGCCAAGTTCAACGTGGTCGACGCCAACACGGTCAGCGTCACGACGGCCGCTTCCTACGCAGCGGACGTTTTCCGAGTCACGGTGGTGGGCTGATGGTTGCCCGGCAGCTCGCCCCGCAGACAGTGCCCGCGACGGGCGGGAACGTCGTCTCCTCCGACAAGGTCGGCGCGGCCAACGGCGTGGCCGGCCTCGGGGCCGACGCCAAGGTGCCCGCGGCGCAGATCAACGTCCCGAAAATCACGGTCGGAATCACCGCCCCCGCCAGCCCCGCGCTCGGGGATGTGTGGATCGACACGAACTGAGGCACCGTGGCCACTCGCTTCTGGCTCACCTCCTCCGCCGCGCCTTACACCCCGGCGACCAAGCGCGGTACCTGGACTGACGCCACGTCGACCATCACCGGTCTGCTCGGACGCCAGCCCGCCGGTACTTCCGCGACGTCGGTCAAGGCCGAGACCTCCGCGGTACAGAACAGTGTCCTGCTGGGCCGGTGGATCAGTCCGCCCGCGCGGAAGGCCGGCACTCTCTCGGGGACGGTCGATTTCTGTATCGGCCGCCTTGCGTCGGCAACCGCAGCCGCGCTGGTCACGCGGGTGCACATCTACGTCACGGCCGGAGACAGCGACACCGTGCGCGGGACACTGCTGGACAACTGGCAGGGCGCAGGCAACTGGCCGACAACAGCGGCGGGCGGCGCCACTACGGGGCAGGCGGTCGGGTCGGTCGCTCTCCAGGTCGGCGACCGGCTCGTGGTCGAGGTCGGCTACCAGGCCACCAACACCTCCGCCACCTCCTACAGCGGCACTATCTACTACGGCGCCACCGGCACCACCGACCTGGTGTCTGGCAACACCGCAATCACCACGAATCCGGGGTGGGTGGAGTTCTCCGGAGCGGACGGGCTTTTTTCGAAGCCCACCTCCGAGATCGTCGACAAGTTCACCACGGGCATCAGTTCGCAGTTCGTGTACTGGGGCGACACGTTCTGGAATGAGGCTTGGCACCGTGTGTCAGCCCAGGCCAACGAGCAATTCGCCGGGCTGATGGCGAACGAGGCCACACACGAGATCAGCGGCTCGACGCACTACGGCGAAATCGTCAAGATCCCGGCGGGCGGCACCAACACCACATTCTCGGCACTCATTCTGGGCCCAGTAGACAACGGCACGTTCGTGCGATTCAAGTGGGTCATCTGGAATCAGACGCTGGTACTTGAGAACGCAGTCGGGTATTGGGACGCGTCTCCGACGACGCTTACGTACGACCCGGTGGCCCACCGCTGGTTCCGCTTCCGGGAAACCGGCGGCACCTTCTACTTCGAAACCAGCCCGGACGCGTCAACGTGGACCGTACGCCGCAGCATGACGACACCGCAGTGGCTGAAGTTCGGGACACTCCGCACGAACTTCGAGGGCTATGCGGACGCGGGTAGCATCACCGAACCCGCCCAGGTCGACAACATCAACACAGTGCCCACGACTGTCGTAAAGGTCTGGAACGGGAGCGCCTGGGTTCCGAAACCGCTCAAGGTGTGGAATGGAACGGCCTGGGTCACCAAGCCGGTGAAGGTGTGGTCGGAAACCGCCTGGTTCTAAGGATTAACTCGCGGATATCACCGCGTGCGACGCTCAGGGTCCAGATCCCATTTGTGTGATCGAACCATGCCCTTTCTCTGAGGAGGTCTCATGCGTTACGTCCTGGTGGACGCCGACGGCATCGACAAGACGATCAAGTACGGCCCCATCGAGCTGGAGGACCCCGCCGAGTACAGCGTGCCGCAGGGCAACATGCTCCTGCCCGAAGACCAGGCACTGGCCGAGGGCTACCGCTACCCCGAAGGTGGCGCCGCGCTCGCTCCGGAGGACCCCGAGGGCGGGGACACCTCCGACGACGAGGACGACGAGAACGGCCGCGGCCGGCGTGGTGGCGGTGACGGTGCTCGCGGGCCGCAGGGCCGGCAGGGGGGCCAGGGCGCGCAGGCCCAGCCCGGCGTCGAGGGCAACTCGAACCAGTAGAACCGCCGGGGCCTGCCGTGCTCGGGGCGGCAGGCCCGGCTCATCCCCGAAGGGAGACGGCAATGACCGTAGAGCAGATCGTGGGCCTGGTGCTCATCGTGCTTCTCGTGCTGGTCATCCTGAAGATCATCGGCGTCTTCTGATCAGCCGGGCATTAACTCCTCACAAATAGGCCCAAGCATTCTGGTGGGGCGATCCACAACCGCCCATACCGGAGTGCCACGTGCCCTTTCTTCTGAACGAAGACAAGGCGCTGAAGAATAAACTTCAGGGCCTGATGGTGCATGACGCCACCTCCGGTGAAGGCCGCAAGGTCATCGTGCGGTACCGGAACCCTGAGTACGAGCTGGCGGACGCCACCTACCCCCTGATCCTCATCTCCCACTCCCGGATCTCCAAGGACGAGGAGCGAGAGCACCGGGGCATGGTGAATCTCCACTACGCCCCCGAAGGGTACGCGTCGTGGGCGGACATGACCGATCCCACACAGTCGCCGTACATGGCTCAGATGCCCATTCCGCTGAATGTGGACTACCAGATCGACGCCTACGCGCGGAAAGAAACGCACCTGATCGAGATGACAGGTGCGCTCATGGGCTTCCACTACCTCCCCGCCCGCTTCGGCTATCTGCCCATCGGCGAGGACGGAACCGTACGCCGGCTCGACCTGCTCGGCGGACCTGAATACAGCGAGTCCAAGGACGAGCAGGGGAAGCGGCTTTTCATCGCCTCATGGGTGATCCGCGTTTCCAGCGAACTGTTCCTCGACGACATTCGCACCCTCACCCCGGCCCAGCGAATTCTCATCAGTTGGCTCGACAAGAGCTACTTCGACGAGGGCCACACCGTCGAGCTGAGTCCCCCATTGGTGGTCACCCCCTCGGAGGCTGATACCGCATGACCACACCCACAACTTTCCCGTACCGGCGTCCCGGGGTGTACATCACCGAGACGCTCAAGCCGCTTCCTCAGCAGGTGACCGCTCCCGGTGTGTCGGTGGCTACGTTCGTCGGCACCCACGACTCCGGCCCCAGCACGCCGGTCAAGGTCGCTTCGTGGGAGCAGTTCATGTCGCTCTACGGCGGTTTCGGGAGCGGCCTCAACTACCTGCCCTTCCAGGTCTACAACTTCTTTGCCAACGGCGGCCGGGCCGCTTGGATTCTGCGGGCCACCCCTACGGACTCCGTCGCCGCCCGCCTGGTGGTGAAGAACCAGCCGCTGCCGCCGGCCGAGACCATCACGCCGACTCCGGACGGCACGGCTCCCACTGGGACGGGCACGAAGCCCAGCTCGACGGTCACCGGCGTTCAGCTCGTCACGCCGGTAGCGCCGGTGACGGCGAATCCGGAGCAGACGTCTTTCGCCATCGAGTGGACCGCCATCACCCCGCTGTCGTCCGTGGATGCCTATGAGGTGGTCGTCACACGTCCGGACGAGGGCAGCTTCAACAAGCAGGTGTGGGTGGCTCAGCCCGAGAGCGGGAAGCCGCAGGCGGCGTTCGTCGACCTCGCACCCGGCACGACCTACGAGGTGCAGATCACGCCCTACAAGGGCGGCACAGCCGGTGACCCGATGAGCAGCCCGGCCACCTTCGACACGGCCGAGGGATACACGGAGGTCGACGCTCTCCAGGTCGAGGCCCTCGGGCGAGGCCGGTACGGCAACGACATCTTCGTGACCGCCGCCCCGAGCTGGACGGCCGGCCGCTTCCACCTCTTCGTCAAGTACGGCAGCACCAACCAGGGTGCCCTCGTGGAGACCTGGCAGGATCTCTCGCTCAACCCCGGCGACCCCCGCTACGTCGTAGGTGTGGTCAACTCCGCCACCAGCGGCTCGAACTACATCCGCGTGGCCAACCTCCTGCCGCCGTCTTCCGCAACCCCGGGAACGGGCGCGACCCCCGACGGCTCGTGGCTGCCGGAGTACGTGACGGACGCACCGCTGTCCACGCAGATCAACGCGGCCCTGGCCTGGACGGAGAGCCGCCGCAGCGCCTTCCTGGTGCTCGACGCCCCGCGCCAGCCGGCCCCCATCGCCGCCGACACCGCGGCGACGAAGTACCAGGAAGTCGCATCGGGCTACTCGCCGGCCACGTCGTACGCGGCCCTGTACGGCCCGTGGATTCAGGTGGCGGACCCGGCGGGCTCCTCGGTCTCCAGCACGCGCATGCTCCCGCCGAGCGGGGCGGTGATGGGCCAGTACAGCCAGGCCGACGCCGCGGTGGGCCCCAACCGCTCCCCGGCAGGCGTCGCCTACAACCTCGTCGGAGCCGTGGGCGTCGAGCACCTCTTCACCAACGAGCAGCTCGACACACTCAACGACAGCGGCGTGAACGTGATCCGGCCGGTACCGCAGGCCGGTTACTGCATCATGGGCGCCCGCACGCTCAGGAAGGGCATGCCCGACCGGTACGTCTCGGTGCGGCGCATGCTGATCTACATCGAGAACCTGCTGGAGGACGTCACCCGGTTCGCGATTTTCGAGCCGAACGGCCCGGAACTGTGGGCCACGCTGTCCGCGCTGGTGCAGCAGCAGCTCATGACCCTCGCCCAGGCCGGCCAGCTCCAGTCCAGCATTCCGGACGAAGCGTTCTTCGTCGTCTGTGACGAGACCAACAACACTCCCCAGACAGTGGCCCTGGGGGAGATCCACATCGCGGTTGGCGTGGCTCTGTCCAGCCCGGCGGAATTCATCATCATCGAGATCAGCCAGCACCAGGGCGGCGTCTCGTCGGTGACGGATTCCACGCAGGAGACCACGACCATCTGACGTCCACAGCTTGACCGCCTCTCATTCCAGCTCATCCCGGCGGCCCATTCGCACATGGAAATGAGAGGTGAATCGTGGCGACCACGAGCACGACCCAGAAGCCGAGCCTTGCCCAGCTCCAGACGGACCCGCTCCGCAATTTCAAGTTCCAGGTGCAGATCCACCTCGCGAACTCGACACTCGACAGCTCCAAGCGGTCCAACCAGCTCGGCTTCATGAGCGTCTCCGGCCTGTCGATCACTACGGACGTGGTGGTCTACCGACAGGGCGGCATGAACACGACAACCCAGAAAATGCCTGGTCAGAGCGACTTCGCACCCATCACACTGTCCCGTGGACTCATCTGCGGGGACAGCGACATCTACGCGTGGCTCAAGCAGCTCTTCATGGTCATGCAGGGAACCGGCGGAAACGACGGAAGCTACAACTTCCGGGCGACCATGGACATCTACCTGCTGGACCACCCGGTGACCACCAAGACGGTCTACTACAAGGCCGGATGGCGCGTCTACAACTGCTGGCCGACGTCCATCGCATTCGGCGACCTCGATGCAGGCGCAAACGGCATCGAACTCCAGCAGATCACTCTCGCCCACGAAGGCTGGGATTTCAAGATCGCCCCCAAGTACGGGCCCGGCTCCGGCATCTCACTGCCGTAAATCACTGACTACTCGAAGGACGACACATGACTGAGCCCATTGTGCTCCCCAAGTTCGAGGACTTCGGAACCCAAGCCATCAGCGGCCTGGAAAGCCCCGAAGAGGCAACCGCCGCGACTCAGGCCGTTCTCAAGGAGGACCGCGAGTCCGGCCGGCCCGTCATCGACAAGCCCGGGGACAATCAAGTCACTCTCTACCGAGGTATCTGCCGTGACGGCGTCTGGTACCGCGACGCGGAAGTGCGTGAACTCAACGGCTTCGATGAGGAAGCCATCGCCGCGGCCGGCGCCGGTGGCGTCCCCTACAAGGTCTTCGAGGCCCTGCTGCTGCGGGGCGTGGTCAGCATCGGCGGCGAGCCCATGTCCCGCAAGCTCGCCGGCGAGCTGCTCATCGGCGACCGGGAGCTGCTCATCATGGCCATTCGCCGAGCCACATTCGGGGACGACCTCAACTTTGAGCGGCTGCCGTGCCAGCACTGCGGCGAGCTGGTCGACCTGACTGTGCACCTCAGCGCTGTCCCCAACGTCGATCTGGACGATCCCGAGCGTCTTGAGTTCGAGGTGCCACTGCGGCATGGCGCCACGGGCTTCGTGCGACTGCCCACCGGCCAGGACCAAGAGGCAGTCTTCGCCATCAAGGGCAACCGCGCCAAGCAGGACAGCGAAATCCTCAACCGCTGCATCGTGCGGCTGGTCAAGGCCGACGGCACCGAAGTACGCCGGCCGCCGGCCCAGACCCTCTCCATGGCCGACCGGCAGACCATCTCCGACTTCCTGCTGAAGCACCAGCCGGGCCCGCGGCTTCTGGATTTCACCTTCACGCACGAGACGTGCGGTGAGGAGGTCGAGCTGCCGATCAACCTGGCCGTGCTCTTTCGCGGACTGTAACTACGGTCGCGCCTTCAACGAGTTCGAGATCCTCGCGCGGTTCTACTCCGCCTGGCCACTGAGCGAGATCAAATCCCTCTCCATCCGTGAGCGCCACCACTGGGTTATGCGCGCCGCCTGGGAAGTCGAAAGGAGGCAGTAGATGGGAACCCCCACACCGCCGCCGGGCCCGCCAACACCCAACCCCGGCGCCGGCCGGCTCTTCGGCACCAACAACTTGGGTCAGCAGATCGACCAGTTGACCCGCGCCTTCACGACGTTTACGAATCGTTTCGCGAGCACCGCTGGCCTGTCCACCATGGGCTGGCAAGCGTCGAACAGTGGCCAGGGTCAGCGCACGGGAGACCAGCTCGGCCGCCTCCAGCAGCGCTACGCCCAGCAGTACGACTCGCACAACCTGGCCCGCCAGCGCATGCAGGACGACTTGGAGCGGCAACAGCTCCAGTGGGACCGGCAGCTTCGCGTCGGCACCGCGCGGGTCAACAACATGCGCCTGTCCTCTGCCCAGCGGCAGGAAGCACAAGACCGGCTCGACGAGCAGGGCATCCTCTTCGCCAACAACCAAGCCCGCACCCGGCGGGAGTGGGGACACGCGGAGAACGCGCACACCGCGGGCATGGCGCAGATGTACGCCGACATGGACCGGCTACGCACCCAGCAGCGCACGCAGACAACCCTCAACCGCGTGGCCATGGCCGGCCAGGTCGGGGGCGCGGTGATGGGTGCTGCCCGCTCGTACTACTCGGGCGACATCGAGGCGATGTGGGGCCAGTTCGAGCGGAGATTCTCGCTCATGCGTCCCGAGTTCGGCGGTTCTTCCGGCCGCCGTGCGCAGGGCTTCGGATACGAGATGAAGCGCTACGGCACCACCATGTGGGGTACCTCAGATGAGGACTCGGTAAGCGGTGCGAGCGCCATCCTTCAGCAGAATCCGCTGAATCAGTACAGCCGACAAATGCGCCGAGCGTCCTCGGCTGCGTTCATCACGCCGGGCCTTGGCATTCAGGGCGCTGCCCAGATGCAGCAGGAACTCGGCACCGCCCAGGCTTTCTACGCCAGTCAGATGTTCGGCCTTGCGCCCACCAGGTTTGCCGGCGGTCAGCAGAACTCTTCCGCCTCCATGGCGTTGTCCCTCGCGCAGCGGGTCAACAACGGAAACTTCGGCAACCTCTCCGGCTCGCAACTCGCCGCACAGCTCGCTCAAGGCGGCTCACTGTCCATGTCCATGGCCAACTACGGCCGTGCGGCTGGGCTCAGTGGTCAGTCCATGGAAGCGATGCGCAACCAGACCGAGTTGTTGCGCGACCTTATGAACCCGGCGCGCAAGTCTGGCCTGAAGGGAATGAGTCAGGAACAGGCCCTGCGGACGATCGAGAACGCAGGTAGGCGCGATGACGCGGGTGAAAAGGCTCGCGACGACATCAAGAAATACGCGCCGAGCGTCGGCGCCAGCTACCAGGATTCCCAGCGGTACCTCAAGGGCCTGGACCGCGAAGGCCACCTGCCGGGCTCCGCATCATTCCTGGACGCAGCCAAAGCATCCGCGGACACTCTCGCAGACATCCACGCCCTGCTGCAAAAGACTCTCGAACCGATTGCCGACACCATCGGCACCATCGCAGGCTCCGCGAAGGGCGGCGGCTTTTGGGGCTCTGCCGGCAGCGGCGTGAAGAGTGGTTGGAACTCGGGCCCGAACATCCTCTTCGGGGACTGGGGTGAAGGCACCGACCAGTCCTCCTGGGCCAAGAGCACCTGGAACTTCGCCAAGGGACTTTTCGGTGGCGACCGCGGAACCCCCGAATCGAAGCAGGGCGGCGGCAAGAAAAAGAAGACTGACAAGCCCGGCGCCAGCAGCGGCGGCGGAATCGCTGCGGCAATCAACTTCGCCCGCGCGCAACTGGGCGACCGATACGACTTGGGGGCCAACGGCCCGGATGTCTGGGACTGCTCCAGCCTCGTCCAGCACGCCTTCGCGAAGGCCGGGGTGAAACTCCCACGGACCACCTACGACCAGATCAACAAGGGCGTCGAGATCGACATCGACGACATCCGTCCCGGCGACCTGGTCTTCTACAAGGACTTGAGTCACGTGGGCCTCTACTCCGGCGGCGGCAAGGTGATCGAAGCCGCCAACCCCGGCAAGGGCGTTGTCGAGGGCCCGATGTACTCGAAGTTCAGGCGGGCCCGGCGCATCCTCTCCGGCGGCATGGCGGCCACCGAGACCCTGTCTGGCGACCACAAGGACCCCGCCACCAGCGAGGGGGCGGGGGGCGGCGGCCTCAGTGTCTCCGGCGCTTACGGGTCCACCGAGGAAGTCGACGCTCTGGCCGCGGCGCTCTCTGGCGGTGGTGGTTCAGCCCAGGCTGTGAGCCGCACCCCACAGGCGACTCAGGACGAAGAGGCCGAGGCGGAGAACACCGACGCCGGCGGAGACGCGGGCAAGGACGCCCCGCGCAATGTGCAGAGCAGTGTCGCAATCGGTAAGAAGATGGCCGCCAAATACGGGTGGACCGGGTCTCAGTGGGCGGCTTTGTACAAGCTGTGGCACAACGAGAGCGGTTGGCGGTGGTGGGCCGACAACCCGACCTCCGACGCGTACGGAATCCCGCAGTCGCTCCCTGGCTCAAAAATGGCGTCCGAGGGCTCGGACTGG